GGATTTATGATTTACAAGAGTTCTTAAATGTGTTAGGATTAGTAGATAAGCCAAGTGTACGTTTCGAAGATATGTACATGAATATTAATAGCCAATCTGGTAGAGAAGTTGTTAAGTACTATTATGCTGATACTGATATGCTTACTACACCAACAAAACCAATTACTATGCCAGAAGAAGATGTGTGGTTTACATTAGATGAAAACACAATTGCTGGTTTACGCCGCGCTTCATCTGTGTTTGGACATGGTCAATTAGCAGTAGAACCATCGAATGGTACTATTAAACTTTCGGTTGTTGATCCAGATAATACAACTGCTAATGAATATTCTATTGAAGTAGATGGAGGATATAAACAAGAAAACTTTAAATTTATTTTAAATATTTCAAATTTACGTATGGTACAAGATACTTATGACGTAAAGATCTCATCAAAACTAATTTCAGAATTTAAGGGTCAAAACCACAATGTAGTTTATTGGGTTGCTCTTGAAAAGACATCAACATACGGAGAATAATAATGTCTAAAGAAGATGAAGTAAAGCTTGCACACGAATCTCATGCCCCGGTTTATGACCTTGCGAATCGAGTATGCCGTTCTACAGTTGCAGTGATTGATACTATGGTACAACGCGGAGCAGTAAAAGGTGAAGAACTTTCTACACTTGGCCAATTACGAGATCAGGCAGTCCAGCTGATTCAAATGTCGGAGACATATCAACAAGATCGTGCTGCTGAAGAGTAAATTAAAAGGATGGCATGAATGCGTCGAACAGTGGCGTGTTTATCCTGAGAAAGATTCTTATCTCAAAGTAGAAGATGTAGGGCCTTATCTCAAGGTTCCTACTCTTCTACAGCATTCGGATGTTAGTTGGAAGTATATGGAACATCCTCATGCTAAAATGGGTAGAAGGTATATTAAATGTGATTATACCTTTCCAGGAATAGTTGCATTAGATGTAACTAATCCACATAATAGAAAATATAGAATGATTGATGGTAGCCATAGAATGGCTAAAATGGTAAGAGAAACAGATATTACTGAATCATATTTTTATATTATAACCAGTGAACAATTCTTTTCGTTATTAAGGGATAAAAAAATATGAATGATTTTCTTTGGGTTGAAAAATATCGGCCAAAAACAATTGAAGAAACTATACTTCCGAATCAACTAAAACAAACATTCCAACAAATTGTAGATAAAGGCGAAATGCCTAATATGCTTTTTACTGGCACAGCTGGTCTTGGTAAGACTACTGTAGCCAAAGCATTATGTAATGAGTTGGATTTAGATTATATTATCATCAATGGATCTGAAGAAGGTAACATTGATACACTACGTGGTAAGATTAAACAATTTGCCTCTAGTGTTTCCTTGCAAGGTGGGTACAAGGTAGTTATCCTTGATGAGGCTGACTATCTCAACCCCCAGTCTACTCAGCCTGCCTTGCGAGGTTTTATTGAGGAGTTTAGTAACAATTGCCGGTTTATCCTTACATGTAATTTTAAGAACCGTATTATTGAACCGTTACATTCGCGTTGTAGTGTTTATGAATTCAATACATCAAAGAAAGATTTGGCGGAATTAGCAGGTCAATTTTTCAAACGTTTCGTATATATACTCGAGCAGGAAGGCGTATCATATCAACAAAAAGCTGTGGCAGATATGATAATGAAACATGCTCCAGACTGGCGGAGGGTTTTAAATGAAGGACAACGGGCCAATATTAGTAATACTAGTATTGATGGCAGCAATACTATTTCTGTCGACATGGGTTTTGATAGCTTAGCTAAATATATAAAAACAAAAGACTTTAAAAAGATGCGGGGATGGGTAGTTAATCATATGGATATGGATACTACAGCTATTTTCCGTGGTTTATACGATAATATGTATGACTTCGTAGAGTCTCAAAGTATTCCACAGCTAGTTCTTATTCTAGCCGATTATCAGTACAAAGATGCTTTTGTCGCTGATCATGAATTAAATATGGTAGCTTGTATGACAGAAATTATGGCACAGGTAAATTTAAAGTAATGTTTTTATCAGTTCTTCCAGAGACTTTTTCACTGTCAGAAAAACAAGAGATATGTGATTATGCATATTCTAAAATGAAATATGAAAAACAAGATATAAACCTGCATCACATTTGGAAGTATGAAGTTTCGAACAATTCACCTGAAGTGATTAAAAGAGTTGGAAATCGTGTTAAAAAAGAAATTGAAAAAATAGTTAATGTAAAATTATATACTAGAGTAAGTCATATAATAAATTACAGAAAAGGCGCTAAAGCAAATACACATAGAGATAATCATAACTTATCTTATGTAACTGCTGTTACTTTTTTAAATTTAAGTGATGATTTAGAAGGTGGAGTAAGCTATGTTGCGAGAGACTATAAGGATAGCACTATTTCTAAATTGTACGTTCCAGTAATAGAATCAGATACATTGATATATGGATCTAAAATGTTACATGGTGTTACAGAAGTAACAAAAGGATCTCGATTAGTTTTTATTAATTGGTATAAAGTAATTAATGATTGAAGTTAAAAAATACGATGAAAGCCAAAGAAAACATTTAGAAGCTTTTATCGAAGATTTAAAACAATATGGTTTTGAACACTTCAACTGGTCTTCAATTGAAAGGATGAAGACTGATAAAATTACATATTTTTTAGCCTACTATAAAAATAAAATAGTTTCTATGAATGGATGCTATCAATGGCGCGGTGATGATTGGATGTTTTTTTCAAGATTGTTAACACATCCAAAATATTTTAATTTATTGCGTGTCAAAAGACCTATGATAGAAACTAGAAATGTTTGGGCTAAAAGTATTCCATCTAGATTTTTAGCTTGGCCAACAATGATGCATTGCTTAGACAACGGCGCTAAGAATCTATATTTTAGTTTGAACGTATCTAATGATTATAAGGATAGTAATGATTGGAGAAAAGGAACGTCACCATTACGCCATGCACATCTTTTAGAAAAAATAAATTTTGCTTATTATGATGGCACTTATAAAGTAAATGGTGTCCTTTCTGATGTATATATACTTGATATAGAAATAGCCAAAAAGACTATTCAGGCTGCTATGGCCGCACCTTTGGAGATTAATTATGAAATTGACTGAATTAAATAATGCCTATCAAATTACAGATATTGATTTAAGCAATGATGAAGAATGTAAAGAGCTAGGACAAATCGTAGCTGATAAATGTGTAGTTTTTATTGACCAGAAAATTACAGAAAAACGTTTATTCGAAATACAAACATTATGGGGAACACCATCACGAGCTTTACTTCATAAGTATGTTGGTGAAAAAAGACTCAAAGGCAGCCATTGGCGAGAAGTATTACTGAATCTTGGATATATTTCGAAAGGTGTTGAAGAATTTCAAGAAGGAATGTCTCGAGTTAGTTTTGCTAAAAACGCAAAAGGAAAACCTACTGGTATTTTTACTAATGGCGAATTAGACTGGCACAGTGATCAACAAGCTCATTATGATAAACAACGTGTGATTGGATTAATGAGTTTATTTGGATCAAAAGGGAGTCAAACAACATTTCTTCAGACTGGTCCAGTTTATGAATCATTAAACCATGAAGATAAATCAATGTTTGATGAACTAGTTACAGTCTGGGAATGGGATGGGTCTATGTCTCAAGAACTAATTCCATCTCAAATGGAGATTGTAAAATATAATATGGTGTGTTTAGCTGGAATGGAATGTCCAGTTGTTGATACTACCGCTACAGGTAGAAAAGGATTAAAATATCCATCTCATTCATTTAAAAAATTTAAAGGTATGTCAGTAGAAGAAAGCCAAAAAGTAAGAGCTCATATGTGGTCTTTACTGAATAAACCAGAAAACGTTTATACACAAAATTGGGAAGATGGCCAAATTGTTTTCATGGATCAAAATATTACTTTACATGCACGGCCGACAAATGTAAAAGACGGCGATAAAAGAACAATGTCCAGAATGATAACATATATGGATAAGTTATTTGAAAACCAAGAACCAAATGATTATGTTTTGTATGATGGACAAAAAGTTAAGCACGATGTTTTTGCTGGGATGGTAGATGAGCAACGTAGAAAAGAATTCTATGGATGATTACATTTGTCCTATAGATATTGATTATGATGCTGATATATTAAAATCAGAAATATCTAATTATTTAGATATTGTCCTCCAACAAGATCCTGATTATGGTAAGTTTATAAAAGATACCGGAGAAATGGATAAAGGTACTTTTAAATATTTAAGAATAAAAGGCAATGATCTAGATAATTTAAAATACACTAATTATATTAAAACATACTTAGAAGATGAATTAGATATAGACATAGACAAAAATATAGCTATTACTTCCACTCAACCATACAAAAAAGCCTTACCACACAGAGATGGAAATGACGAAAAATGTTTTACTTTTGCAATTAATTTTCCGCTATTTAAAGATGATAAAGGCACAACTAATTTTTGGGAATTGGAAAACACTTCTGACGTAAGATATAATCATTTAAAAAATGGAATCCCAACCGCTGGAGTAAGTCAAGATTCTCCATATATAAAACAGGTTTTAGCTATTAAAATGGATGGACCTAAAATAATACGTACTGAGAAATATCATTCTGTTGATAACTCTTTAAATGAAGATCATAGAATGAACCTTTCATTTCGAATGCATATTGATAGTCAAATATCGTGGCCGGAGATTTTAGATAAAGTAAAAAGGAGCACAATATGCTAAGATTATATACACAACCTAATTGCCCCTTTTGCGATCTAATGAAAGAGATGTTAGATCAAACAAGTCATAAGTACGAAGTTGTAAATATTAGAGAAGATCCTGGAGCTCTTGTCTGGATTAGGGACCGAGGCCATAAAACTGTTCCACAATTATATCTAAATGATATTCATATTAATCAAAAAAGTGATACAAGAGAGTATACATCTGGTGAATTAAATGATATAATTAGTGATGTAATGGATCAACAAGATTGGCCGTGGAAAGACAGCGGCGTCGAATATGAGATTTAAAAATGACCCCAGTCGATAATGTACTTTATTTTAATGATGATATTGATATTAGATTGTGTCTAAAAAATGGATATACGACTTTGCGCCACGCATGGCTAGCTAGATATGATCCAATTTATCTTGAAAAACTTAATGGGGGACAAATCAACTCTCCTAGTAGTAGTGAAAGATATAATATGGTTATGTTAAAAATGGATATGTGGGATCAACCATTTCGTCGTGGCTCTTACAGAATAGCTATTAAAAGAGATCCAGTAGAACGCTTTATGTCTGCTATTTATTATTTGGAACAAACAAAACTATACTATCATCATAAGTATGTCAAAAAGAATTACATAGATTTAACACACGTTGATTCAAAAAATATTAATGCAGTATTAGATGCATTTGATAATCAATTGTTAAGAGATGAACATTTCTTTTCTCAAAGCTATTTTATGGGCCATCCCAATGATTATGATAAAGTTTATTATTTACATCAGATGCCAGAATTGTTAGAATGGTTGGAGAGAAAAACCAAGTGTAAAACTTCTTTTAAAGGCATATGGCGAAATCAAAATCCAAGCTTTGATAGAGTTGAGCTTTCCCCCGATCAACAAATGAGAATTATTAAGATGTACGCTAAAGACTATGCGAATGGATGGTATTAATGAATCCTTTTGATTATGTGAATAGTATTAATAATACTAAAGAAGATATTATGAAAGATGATAAAGATGAAAAAGCATATCCTGCTTTCATGGTTAATCGTTCATTGTCTTACTTTGCTGATACGGTAGGGCTCGCAAATGTCATGAATCAGTATCACCACCTTGACCACAAACTGCAATATCACTTTCTTATAAATATAATCCGTAAGCGTAAAAGATTTTCGAAATGGATTAAACCAACAACTGAGAGTGATATTGAAGTGGTTAAAGAGTACTATGGATATAGCAATGAAAAAGCTAGACAAGTATTGTCACTTCTGTCACCTGAACAAATAACTATAATAAGACAGAAGGTGAATAAAGGTGGAAGAAACTAATGTAATACAGTGGAACCCTACAGATATGCTAGAGGTTACACTTAACGAACCAGATGATTTCCTTAAAGTAAGAGAAACATTAACACGCATCGGCGTCGCTTCACGCAAAGATAAAAAACTTTTCCAGTCATGTCATATTCTACATAAACAAGGCCGCTACTTTATTGTACACTTTAAAGAGCTGTTTATGTTAGACGGCAAAAAAGCAAACCTTGAAGAAACAGATATTCAAAGACGTAATACAATTGCTACTCTTATGAGTGACTGGGGCCTAGTAGAGATTCAAGATCAAACCAAAGCATCCAATTGTGCTCCACTTAGATTAATTAAAATTCTACCATATAAA